CTATTTTATATTTTAATATTTTAATATTTTAATTATTTTACATAATCAATTTTTTAACTCAATGAGTCAAAAAAATAACATTTATGTTGATTTTAAACAAACAAAGAAAAAAATAAAACACCAATTACAAGTGATTGAACAAGCAATAAATTCAGAAAGTAATGACGAATTGTTTGCTCTTTATATTTATTTACATAAAGTTAGACATGATTTGCTTCATTATTTAATACTAGAATCTTTGGGTAGAAGTTGGCAGGAAGAATCACCTTTAAGTAATTTTTTTTAGTGATTTATCTATTGAACACGGAAGAAAAACACCAGATATTGTGTTATTAAGAGATAATGTTTGGTATATAATTGATGTTTCGGTTAGCATTGATATAGCAAAAAATGAACAAAAGAAAACTTTAAAATATTTCCCAATTGTAGAACAGATAAATTTTAATAAAATAAAATGTGAATATTTGCATATAAACTTGACTCAAGATTATTCAAATTACCAGAGAGAAATTAATAAATTAATTCATTTACAAAAAATTGATTTTGATTCTAAAACGTTGTTTTGGTCAACAAAACTAATAGAAGACAAAAAAGCTTGGGTTCACAAACATATTGATAAAGAATTTTTTGACAAAACAAAAGCAGATTATTATAAAGATAAAGTTGGTACCAAGGATATTGGTGGTAAACAAGAAATTTTATTGAAACAACTTAAATATGAAAATATTGGTGAGTATACTGATTTAAATATTGATCAGAAATTGTTTCAAGATTTTAATAGTAATTTTGTTTTTGTCAATAAAATAGAAGAAAGTTATAATGAAAAAACAGAAGAGAATTTAGTGGTGTGTTTAAAAAATATTTTGAATAATGTGGAGGACCCTGTTTACAAGAAATATAAGGACGAAACACTTACCAACAAACAGTTTCAAAGTGCCAAAGAAGAAATTTTTTTCAGTAATAAAGAAAAACCAAAAAGAGATCCAAAACCGACCAATCACCTGTTAATTCCATTACCATGTGATTTAAAAGACCAACAACAAAACCAGGAGAAAAATTTGGAACAACAGAATTTAATAAGTTTTTTCAATGATTATATCCAGAACACAAATAGAATACCCATGAATGAAAAAACAAATGTTTATTTTTTTGTCAGGGATGTTTTTTTAGAATGTTTGGGTTGTTTGAACAACAAGGAGGATGGTGATTTCAATAAGAAGATGTTTTTTGAAAAAGATGAAAAAATATTAGAGTATAGAAAAATATATAAGATTCTACAAGAAAAAATAAACATAATTTATAATTATCAAAAAGGAAAAAAGTTTAAAAAGAAAACCCTACTTAAATATGGTTACATCACCCAAACAGAAACAGATGAGGAAAAAGATGAAATAATAACCAAATTAAAGGAAAGTATTGGGTTTGATAATACTATTCACAAACAAAATTTATCTTTTAGAGATTTTTGTAGATTGAATCATTATATTGTTAACACAGACGATAAAAGTTACATTTGGGGGAATAAAACAATGAGAATTGATGAGAGGAACATTTCAATTGGTAGTAAACAATATTTTGAAACTGCAGGTATAAAAAAACCAATAATACCAAAAGAAAAGAAAGAAATAAAAAAAGAAGAGGATCGTTTAAATAGAAAAACAGTTGATCTCAATTTGAGTGAGGATATCGATGTTCTTTTGGACTACTTAAAACAAGATATGCCAACAGAACAAAATTATAAAGAAGAAGATTTTTTATTAAACAAAGATAATGTTGGTTATGATGAGGATGAGGCTAATAGGTTTAAGAGTTTGTCAATTGATTGTTATGAGGAACCATATTTAAAGTTGAAAAAAAACAAATTGTTATAATTATTCTAGAAATTTGCATTATTGTTATCAACAACTAATGCATCTTGGTTTTAAGAAGTCAAAATCAAAAGCTATTTATTTTTTCAACTCAGGGATGTCCAATTGTGTTATTTTAATGGCTTTATCTTATGGTAGCCCAAATCATGATATCGGAAAACCTTTTATGTCTGTTATTAAAATAAAAAAAGAAAATAAAAAATATTATAATGGGTTTTTTGGTGATTTGAAGTTTGTAGAGTGTGGGGAACACTATTTTGTTTTTAGTAATTGGAGAAGATTGCCAATGACAAAAATAACACACATGAGAGATACTTTTTACAGTACATTATCAACAACCATGAATTCTTTTATGTCATCTGCTCAACCTCTTAATTATTTAATCAACAAAAAATTTCAGTATATATATTCTCTAAGAACAATTTTAGGTTATGCAACAAATCAAAAAACAGCTGAATTATTAATGGACACCAGATATGCTTATATGTCTGCTCTTTCTTATTATACAAATATAAATAAGTTATTGGTTGAAAAGTTTGGTCCCCCTTATGGTACTTGTTTAGAGGTTTGGCTGATAAAGAGATTATTAATAAGGCTGCCTATGATTCATGAAATGGCAATGAAAGATGGTATAACTCAAATGACGTCTGATACAGTAGACTATGTTAGAAATGTTGCTTCTATTGGTGGGATATTGAAAATGCCTTCTTTGTGGGGTGATTATAATATGAAAGATATCACTGAATTGTTGGATGAAGCTTTTCTATATGTTCATACGATGAAGGAACCCTCAAACATGTTTCATGAAAATGTAAAAGCTGTTAAAACAATTATTCAATTTCAGGAGGAGTATGATAGATTGTCTGAAAAGCATAGGTATGGGTGTTTCAATGGTGAAAAAGATTGGAGGGAATTTTTAATGGAAAAAACTAAGATTGGTTGCTCCACTTCTGTGATAATAGATTCTGTAAAAAATACAATAGAGTTAGAAAAACCTTTTTTTTAAAAAAATAACCCATATTATAAATGATGAATCTTTAGGTGAGCTTTTGAGCACAAAGGCAGTTATTGCTGATTTAGATAGAGAGGTAAGTGCCGAACGAGAATTAACAAGGAGAGATATAAAAAAATACAGTAAAAAAATAAACCTTTTAGGAATCGAGGATGAATCAACAAAACAGGTCATAAAACAATTCGTTATAAAGTCTCATAGTCGATTCTATTCACAATATAAACAAAGGCAAAAAGTAATGGAAACTGTTTTAGAAAGAATTGAACACAATAAAAATATAAAAAAAACTATTGATTTGGCCAATGATTTTATTGAAACGGACCATGGAAGAGTAGTGGCAGACATTTGTATAAAATCCCAGTATGGTGCAAAAAGGGAATTTTATGTTGTTAATTTGGGGGCAAAGGCACTAGCAAGAGTAACGGAGAATTTTTTTAAAGAATTGTCTAAAAACTCACCAAATGAAGCAATATCAATACCCGGTGACAAAAAAACTCTTAAAATGCAAAATATGTTGGATAGAATAAATTATAG